TTGTAATTGGCGTGATCTTAATATCTGGTATAGTAATTGGTGTTATTTTGATATCTGGTATCGTAATTGGTGTTATTTTAATATCTGGTATTTTAATTGGTGTTATTTTAATATCTGGTATAGTAATAGGTGTAATTTTAATATTAGGTATTGTTACAGGTGTAATTGTAATAGGTGATATCGAGATTGGTGTTATTTTAACATCTGGTATTGTAATTGGAGTAATAGAAATAGTCGATGGAATATTTATTGGCGTAATAGAAATAGTCGATGGAATATTTATTGGCGTAATAGAAATAGTGGATGGTATTTTGATCGGTGTAATAGTAATAGTAGACGGTATCTTGATCGGTGTAATGGAAATAGATGTAGGCAGTGGAGGATCAATAATTATTACACTTGGTATGTTTATAGGGCTTATTGGACCTATGTCTAAACATGGAAATACAATTGGAGGAAAATTAATTATCGAAGACGGAATTACCAAGCTAGGATAAATAAATGGTGGCAAGTCTGGTATGTTTGGTAGAGTTATGTCAATCGTAGTTACAGATTCTATTTGTGTTGGTTCGTTGGCTTCTATTCTTTCTTTTGCGCTTGTTGTTACTGCGCAGTTGTCGTTTGCCGCTGTTACAATCGGATCTATAGTTGAGTTTGCTGAGTAACGATGTGTTCCTCTTAATTCTGAATCAGTAAATTGCCCATCACCAAAATCTAATCTAAAACTTGTGTACGATCCTTCGATTGCAATTATGTATTGTGCAAGAGTTCCATTTATCGGACTAGTTTCAATTGTATTGAATGTGAATGTTATGTCGGGACATGTAAAATCATCGAATATTAAAGTAAGTTCTCTTAAATTTCTAATTTTATAATCAAGTGTTTCTAAAGTAGGTGTAAAATCATAACCAATAAAATTTTCAATGTTTATAATAGCATCGATAATTTGGTTGTGATGTTCTGCTATTACAAATCCACGAACTTCTGCGTTAGCTGTGTTGAACTTGGTTTCTTTTCCGCCTACATTTCTCGCACATCTTTTAAACTTGTTTATTTTATTGTTTATGTCTTTTTCTACGCCATCGTAATAAAAAAGCTCACCATTAATATTTGCAAAGCCATTTTCCGCCCAAATTTCATCTTTGTCAGCATCTACTGGTTTAATTAATATACTGTCTGACCACGCAAGGTTGTCTTGAGTAGTCACAGTTTCAGATGTGTTATAAACTAGATAAAGAGTATAATCGTCATCGTATCCCTTGGGATAAACAGGTTTTGGTGGAAAATAGTTAGCCAAATAAGTTTCCTTTATCTTCTTAAGTATCTATCATTTGTTCGCTTTATTTTAATAAATAGACATCAACCATTGACTTCCAGATGGTTTTGATGACACGCTGCTAAATGTCAATGTATTAGAGTTAAATTTAATAAAAGCCTTTGAGCTATAGTCAAAACTTAAATACGCTATGCTTTCGTAGTCACTTGCCACAAGCAATGTTTGGTTTGTGTTGTTATATTCAGGTTGACTTATATCTTGTAATGGCTTGTAGCTCAAAGAATTTAATCCGGGACCGCCAACTTCCCACAAAGTTGTTGTTGGATTATATGCTGAAACCGAACCTGAGTTGTTAAAAAAGAATACGCCTTGCTGCAAAGATGTTAATTGACCTTCTACTTTTGCAGAACCAGACATATCAGATATTTTACGAATTTCCGTGAATTCATTGGTGCTTGTTCCATTGGTCTTGTAGAAACTATATATTCTAAAAAAAGTACCAACACCATAGTTTCTTAAAATATATCCACTTCCGTTGTGCCATGCTGTTCTATAAACACTCATATTTCCTTGTTCGGAAATTCCACCATTAAATGTCACCATGTTTCCTAAAAGTTCGGTTGCTGCGTTTCTGTAATTGGCACTTGTAAATGTAGATACGGTAGCGACTGTGCTGTTTAAGTTAATACTGGTTTTAACTTGATTGGTAGGAGATGTTCCAGATGGTATCGCAGTTGTTGTGCCACCAAGTAAAAAATGTATATTGTTTGTTGTGTTGAAAGAAAACCAATTCCATGGGCGACTTATTTCTGGGAAACTTGTTGCTGTGTAGACATCTAAGAATCCACTGTATTCTATTTGTTTTATTTTTTCTGTACTAGGAGAATCCGCCTGATTTCTTCCAGTCGCCCAATAAATAACTCCAGTTCCCGAATCGCCAGAGCTAGTTGTGCCTCTTGGTGCAAATCCATTGTTACGTTTGAACTCTCTTATTTGTTGTTCAGAGTTGTTTTGTGAATTTAAGAAAGATGAATTCTGTGTTATGACCAATGAATTAGGGCTTTTGTTTTTGAATGTTTCGCTTGTAAGTCCGAATTCATACGAGTAAAGAGTAGAATCTGAAGATTTATAGTGCCATAGCCACAAATTATAATTTTCGACAACATCAATGCTGTTTGTGTAATTTGTAATTCTATAAGATCCATATTGCGTGTCACATCTTAATGTTAAATCGTAGTACCCACCAATACCATAAGACGCTTTGGCTGAAGATGAATTACCATGATCTAAGTCGTCTGATAAATTCCAAGTATACGATGTTATAGGATCTATAGGAGTTGATCCAACGACTGTTTCTCCAGAATATGTTTTTCCTGTAGATGGGTTTATTCCAAGGTTTAGTGGAATGTAGATATCAATTAAACTATCTGCTCTGGTTCTTAAGGAAGGATAAACATCATTTGCAATGTCTCCGTTGTCTACAATTTGTCCAAGTTTTGGTTGGAAATATATCCATGCAATATCTGGAGATTGTACTCTAGCGTTTATGAAGTTTGGGATCGTAACGGTGTCTGTTCCGAATTTATTTGTAACAGTTAGTGAAACATCATAAAAACCCGGTTTCGAATAAGTTTTTTTAATTTTACCGCCATCGGTATCGTTGACTAATACGTTTTCTTCAGTAACAGGGCCTTCGGTTGCTTCGATTGTTGTAATAGAAGGTCCTGTGTTGTCTCCAAAATCCCAAATTCGTGTTATTGAACCTGTAGTTCCATCAGTTCCAAGACGAAAACTAAGGTCTTCGAATTCAACTGTCAAAGGAACCAAACCAGTTTTGCTCGTAGCCTTAAACCAAGCTCTTGGAATTAATGTTATCTTTCTTAAAAAATTTATTCTTTCCTCTAAAGTTCCTTGTAGTGGCATCGATGCTATTGTTCCTTTGATTCCAGCAAATTGCTGTATAGCAACAACAGCATCCTTAATTGAATTGTGATGTTCTGCCATGACATTTTGAACGACATTTGTTATATCTTTGTATTTTACATTGTCGGTAAAACCAGAAAGTAATTCTAATTCATTAAATGTAAATGTAGTTCTACTTTTGTAATAAAAAGAAATGGCTCTTAATTCTGGATCGCTACATTGATCTACAAGAGTTATGATTCCTACTGGGGGAAATCTGTTTAACGTAGCAGTATCTCCAGCGACTTGTATGCTCGTGTCTCCGGGATTGTAGTCATCGGTAAGAAAAACTCTTAAACCGTCATGGACAGCGTAAAGATTGTTATCCGAATCAAAGTCAACAGGGTAATTTATTGCTGATGGTAATGTCATTTTATTGCACCAATATTGATTTTTCTAAGTAAGTGTTTTTTTGATTTTGATTATCGAAAATCACAAGAAGCGAAGGATTGTATTCGCTTGGTGATTCGTATGTTACTTTTACATTGTGAACATTCGGATCTGTAACATTAATAGATCCAGATTCTATTCTTTCTCCTTCGTAATAAACGACCCCACCAAAAACCCAATATCGTTGTGTTATGTTGCCTTCGGTTTGATCTACAAACTCAAATTCAGTAGCCCCAACTCCAGATGTTTCTATTGAATTTCCAACTGCTGGAGTTACATAAAAAAAAGGTTGAACTTCTGTGTTGTCGACTAATATGTAATTTGATTTTTTACAAATAGCTTGCGCTCCAAGCGTATTTATAACATTTAATTTAACGGTATAGTATCCTTCATTGAGATAGGTATGGGTTGGGCTTTTTTCAATCGATGTAGTGCCATCACCAAAATCCCATAAAAATCTAATGATCGGTCCTGTACTGAAGTTTTGAAAACGAACTTTCAATGGCGATTTGCCTTTAATTGGATACGCTCTAAATATTGCCTTGGGAGTTATGAATTTTACTTCTAATTCTTTAAGAATTCCATTTAATGATTCTGCTTCTGGAAAATCTTTAACGCCTAGCTTATTCTCTATTTTTATAACAGCGTCTTTAATGGAATTGTGATGTTCTGCCATTACTCCAGAACTAACACTTGATTTTACATTCCAAGGTGATTGTCGTGAGCCAGCAAATCCTCTTATTAAATCTCTAAATATTCCTTTTGCTTTAGTGTTGTAGTAAATCAATTCAGATGGGCCGTATGTTCCTACAGGAGATCCAATTCGTAAAATTCCTTGGTCTGGAAATCCATCTGTACTTTCTACAAGTAAGTATTTACTGGTGTAGTTCGCAGCGTACAAAAGAAATGTTTCAGAGTTATTTTTAGCAGGATATAAGTAAGCCTTAGTATCTATTACTTCTGGAAATAACGATAAGTCTCCAGTGGTATATCCAACGTCTAAAGAAGTTAGTTTTTGTATTAACGCCATTAATCCCCCATAATTTCCTTAGCTTTATTTATAATAAATTCATGTCTTTTATTTATTTCAAGTAAAGTTTGTTGTTTTATTGGCACATCATCAGGTAACAAAAGTATAGTTTCCAAAACATCTAAATCTGGTGCAACGCCCATGACTTTTCGTAAATTTAACTTTTGTAACAATTTTTGACCCCAATAGTCTTTTTGGGATTCTAAATCATCAAAAGGTTTGAGGGCTTCAGCTTGTTCTAGGTTCTTATATGATTTAAGAAAGAAATCTATTTCTTCTAAAAGATTCTTCTTTTTTATAATCAGTTTATCTAGATTTTTGTCAGTACAAAATTTCTTTCTTTTTAGTTTAGAAATTTTTATTTCGTGTATTTTCTCATTATGCAAATTCTTGAATTGTTTTTTTAATTCTAGCCTTTCTAAACTTAAATCAAAGATTTTTAAATCGTCTTTGACATCATCTATTTCAAGTAATATTGATTCCCAAGAATCTTTTCTAGCATCTATTTCTCTCAAACATTGCCATAATCTCGCTTGGTGAGTTGGTTCTTTGCCTAAAAGGAAATATTTTAATTGGAAAAAACTATGGCGATTAACCATGTTTTCTAAATTTAAGCTATTTAATTCGTTTGTGATTTCAGAATCATTATTCATATGATTTTTCCTTGTTCTATAAAATAGAAATTCTAAGTCGATTTTAAATGACAAACAGCTTTGAATTTTACATTATGAGGTATTGCGTTGTACCCCCATTCGGCTTTTGAATGTTCTATTTTTTCACAATCTTCATTGAATTCGCCTGTTTTATTGAATAAATTCTTACTAATACACAAACCATTTATTGTTCCATCAATAAAATTTGATTTTCTAATATAATTTGGGAATAACACATCTGAATCAGATTCAATAAACATTGAATATTTTTTTGTATAATTTCTTTGTAAATATGTTCCAGCAATAAAAATTATATTCCAATCTTTTTCTGTAGCGTTCATGCCAGCGTTTATCATGGCTGCATAATTTGCTTTTGATTTTACAAATTTCAACCCTTTGCAATCTAAGTCGAAATCTTTTATTTCTTCGCTATAAATGCACATTATTGATGTATCTTCGTATTTGGATCTGATTGATTTGATTGTGTTTTCTAAATTAATATGATTCGAATCGGCACATATGATTATAAACCCCCAATTTAATTCTTGGGTGACACCTAAAAGTTTTTTCAAAATTTTCTCCTTAATTTAATGCAATATCAAAATCTATTCTAATTATATCATCATCGGTTATCGCATTGGTAAGAAAAAATGTACCATTTTCATAATCAGAAGTAAAACCTATTGATATATTGTCGCTTTCAGGAGTATAGCCAGAAACATATATTTCTGAATTTTCCGTAAGTCTAGAGCCGTTAATGTAAACCCTTAATGATCCTTCCATGTATGGAGTCGATAAAACATTTACAGAATAATTCAAATAATCAACCGTAACTGGTTCCACATCGTAATAGTGTCTGTGAACAAAATCGATTGAAAAATTAATTACTGGTTTTATGATGTTGGGAGCAGTAAATGACCATTCAATGGTATCGGAATTTTGTAATTCTATGGACCCATCGTTGATCAAAATAATTTGTGAAGGCAAATTAAGTTCCACGCTTAAGTTTGTTGCTTCATCGGCAATTCTCGATAGCTTGTCTCTTTCCACATTCATCATTCTTACAAATGAAACCGGATTTGTTAATGAAAGGTAATTAAGTGTGTTTGCATAATAATCTAGGTCTTCATCGCTGACAGTCTTTGTGCCATCCGAATGTTCTGCAATGTTATGCAATGCTTCATCGATTGCAGTGTCTTTTAAATTGCCATCTTCATCAATCGATTGATTTAATCTGTTAGATAAACTTCCCTGTGTTCCTTGTGCATCAATTAGCACTAAGGTGTTTCTGTCTAAACTAGAAGATAAAATTTCGTCTCTTCTTTTGAGAGCTTCCAATGGAATATTGTCATATACAAAATGATATGGATACTCTGAAGAATATAATGGAACTTCTGATGATAATAAGTCAGGCATTTTAACCTCGTATGATAAAATATCTAAATTATATATCGTTTTAACAATAAATTTATATCATTTTAATTAACGATCCAAGATCGTATAAATTATAACTTAAAAATTTTTCCCAATCTTTTAAAGGTTGTTTGTTTTTATTTGTTTCATTTACCCAATTTAGAACCGAATCCCAAGAATTACCGTAATTTCCTAGTATTTCTTTATCGGGTTCCACATCTTTAATGAAATAGTAAACAGCTTCATCAGAGTTTTCGTTCTTTTTTGTTCTTTTTAAATATTGTATTTCGACATTTTGTAAGTCTCTATCGCTCGTATGGTTGACAATTCCAGCATATCCCAAAGGAATGACGACATTTTCCCCAATGTTGATTTTGCCATCTTTTTCTTTTATTATTCTTGCGGCAAATTTGTAACTGTTAGCGTAATGCGTACACAAATCTGCAATTGACTCTCTTTTGACTAATACACCTGATATTTCAAGGTATTCGCCTTTGAATATTTTTCTTTTGGCAAATAAGCCTTTGTTTGCTTCAAGAGCATCTGAATCTTTAACATAAAATCTATCATCGGTTTCTTCGAAAAATATCATTTTATTCTATGTTTCCATTTTCTATTGATGTGTTTATTTCGTCTAATGTCATTTTTTTACCAACAAATTCAGAAAAACTAATTACAAAATGACCTACAATTGAATTTAATATTGTTTCTTTTAAATCGTTGTTGTGATTTATCATTTTAATTGCATTTTGAAGCTCTTCTGGATCTGGTCCCCAATCGAAAACTTCATTATCCAACATCAAATAATTTATGTCTTTTTTAAATTCTTCGTTATATAATTTTATAATTGATAATTTTTTCATCATACGAAAGATAGTCTCCAATTCCAAACTACTTGAATACTATCGGTTTTTGTTAAGTCTGGGAATGTAACCATGCTATACAATTCACCGTTATTCATTTGAAGTGCCATTTCATTTAAAGCATATCCATTTGCATCTGAATAAGTAAGAACTGAAGTGAATGTTGCTTGGCTTGGTACATTTGAATCAAGCGAAGAAATGACAGGCTTGCTAGCTCTAGTGATTCCAAATAGACCGTTTCTAGATGATTCTACATATTTGGTTTGACCAGATGTGTAACCACCGTCTCCAAATATCATGCGTGATATATAGAAATCATATGGATTTCCAACATTGTTTGTCAAACTAGATGCCAAGGCTTCTCTGCCCTTTTTTAAAATGGTATTTTTAAAATTTATTTCTTCGATTTTGCCACATTTATGTTCTATTCTTGCGAAAACATGTCCGTAACATTTAGTGTCAGTTTTTTCTATGTTCATAATTTTCCTTCTTGTTTTTGACCATCAGCGTACTGTACTTCGAAACTAATTGATTCTTGTTGGTCGATCTTGGTGACTATTCCATCAAGCGAATTAGCTCTAAATGGAATTTGTGTTTCTGTTGAACTATTGACAACATCGTTACCAGATCTATCTAGTTTTTTAAATGTTTGCTCAGGGAAATTAAATTGTTGACCCATAATTGTTATGTTTTCCGTTTTAGTGAATCTTCTAATTGTAAAATCGACAACCGAACCACCATTTGAATAGGTCTTCCAGTAAACACTTGGTCCTCCTAATGTAAATGTAGTTTTTCCAGAAGGAGAATTTCCATTAATTTCTTTTAAAAAGTAATTATTACCATCAATTTCGATTATAAAATTCTCTTTAAATCTATTGTTGTCCACTGATGGTTGATATAATTCATTTTCTCCATTAGAAATCAGTAGAGATGTTTCGTAATCGCTATTTGCCTCTAATTTCAATCCACGATAACTTAGGTAGCCAAGCTCATTGTTTGCTAACATATTGTAAATTAGAAGCTCCTGACCAGCTGCATCGCCACCAGAATAACCTTTTATTAAAAACTTATCATCAGTACCCTCAACGAAACCTAAAATTTCATAATAAGTAGTTGATATTTTCTGGTATCGTCCTTTTGATGCAATGTTTTTGATTGGAATCAAATTAGAATTCAAAACTGTGACTTCTGCTTCTAAATTTACTGTTAATTTGCCAGTAGTTCCATCAAAAATTGTATTGCTCGATTCGTCTTTAATTGAATATGTTAAATTCGAATCGTTACTTGATGGTAGAGTATGCGTTGGATCATTGATTAACAGTTCTCCGCTAGGAAGTATGTTTAAAATATCATATGTATCAGAATAATCATCTATAGTGATCGTCCAAGCGACGGTGGCGGTTCCTGAGTCTACATCTTTTTGCGTTGCTATATTTGAAGCACTGAAATTATTGCTATCATCATAAAATAAATTTCTGTTCTTTTGTTCTATGTCGCATAAAGAACTATGATTAAGCACATTGTTTATTAATCTAAATGTAATCGCACAAGACGACAGTTCTCCAGACGATGACATAATCGAATTACAAGAAGCATCAATTGGCTCTGTGACTGTAATTTTGATGGCATTGTGTTCTACGTCGGATATAACATATGTACCAGCAGATTCTAATGGAGATGTTATTTCTAAAATGGCACTACCATCTGTTTCAAGACCTATTTCGTTAAAGTGAACATTATCACAATGAAGAACTATGCTGTCGTTATATGCAGTTCCAGATGTGGTGGAAACAATTTCACTGAACGATGCTAAGTCGCTGCGAGTTATTTTTCTTTTATTCAATCCATTGATCATCGCCCTGTGGAAGTATTTTTGACCTTCTCCTGCTAAGTGTGTTTCTTCAAGTTCGTATTTAAGATAAGAATAAACATATTCACTTGGATCTTCGACAAACTCATTGAAACCGCCAATGATGGTCATATTGTGTATCGGAGCATGAAAAGGAGCAAATTCACGAACACACAACTCTGTTTCGGCTATTCTATCGTTGTTTAAATCGGTTATTTCTACTGAAATATTGAATTTTGTAGATATACAAGAAGAACATTCGTCTATGAAATTTTTGTCGATGTCACAAGGATCTAAAGAGTTTCTAATCGAACCATTGTACTCATCCATGTTGTAAAGATTTTCTGAATATGGAAATTCCGTTCTTATTTTGCCGAACACGATTTTATCGTGAAATGGAAATCTATTTGGAATAATAAGATCAAACAAAGGATCGGACTCTTCGATGAGCCTTACATTCCAATTTTTAGGAGGATACACAACTATTCTTTCGTCTCTTAAATCTTGTAAAGGCAATTGTCTTATATAATTTTCAAGATCTTGTTCTATTGAATTGTCGATGTCTTTATATTTGTAGATTACTTTTAATATATCTCCTTCGTATAAAGCAATTGGTTGATCGGAAAGTGTTTCGCCAATCCAAGTCACAACACTAACATCTCCTATTGTTTCGAACAACACATAATCTAAACTCAATTGTATGTAATTAGTTTCATTTATAGGTCTAATATAAACTTCGAAATTAGTTAGATCGTAACTTGATATTTTCTTTTTAAGCTCAAACTCATTAATTGCTCCATCGTAGACAAACGCTTCTTGCCATGTGTTTTCAGATACTACTTGCCAAAGTCTAGTTAAACTTACAAGTTTGACTCCTATGGTGTCCAAGGCTCTTTGTAGACCAATTTTAGTGCCTTTTTGCTTGTACATAGGCACTGCATTTATTATTTGTCTTCTCCACAAAGTCGGATCAGTAGATTTCAAACTAACATCTAAAAAATTACCTAAATATGGCAGCAATTTTTCTTGCAAAACTCTCGGATTATATAAGTCTATAATTTGATTCGCAAGATCTTCTAAAAATGTAAATCCAGAAGCTACTGATAAATTTAATTTATTTAAAACATCTGATGTTAAATCATTGTCTGTTAGTTTTGTCTTGTATGTTTCTGGCAAGTACCTTTCAAGTAGCGTTTCATACTTTTTTGGTGCGGTCACATGTGATGGTATACTGGTGACTATTGAATTATCACCAAACAATGTAAATCTCATATGAGAAGAAAATTGATCGCCAGCAGGAGTGACGGTCCATGTCCAACAAATAAAATAATCTCCTTCTCTGTTCGAAGAAGCATCCCAATTAAATTCAAAAATGCCTTCTACTGTGTTACCATCAGCGTCCTCAGTGATGTGCTTTGCAATTGAATTTTCTATGTCGCTACTTAGCCAAGCAGGAAAATCTTGTGTTCCAAGATTATAAGCAATGATTGCGTCTTTAAAGTAAAAAGTATTTGAAATTTTACTTCCATCTAATTGATTTTTTATTTTTTTTAAATTTATTATATTAGCTTCACTTGGATCTTCACATGTTGCTTTATATGCATTTTCTAATTTTATTTTATCTTCATTTTTTTCGTATGTGTTAACATATTCGCTAACGCTCGTATTGTTGAAGTCTCTTTCTACAAAATAAATTTTAATCGTGTCTATCTTGTATGGATCGAATAGACACTGACTTGAGTTTTCTGTGGATAATTCAAATCTAATTAAAGTTGTATTTAATGCGACATTTGTTTTAACGGCATTTAAATACAATTTATCCAAAACAGAATTACCTAACTTCGTGATCAATATACTGTTTTTTTCAATAACATCATTGAACTGATCGATAGGCTTTTTAATTTGCGGAATATTTTTTTCTAACAATGTATCTCCAAAATTAAATATATGTGAACGAAATCGATGTAGCATCCAATCTTATTATCTCGAAAAATTTAGCTGTAACAATGTGTCCGCTATTGTTTGGGTCGTCTGTCGTAAACCCTATTTCATATCTTTCGACTTGTGGCACATCTGATATTTTCTTTAGTAAGTCTAAATCCCTAAGTGTTTCTCCGTATTCCCAATTAGCTAATGCGAAAAATTCATTTACTCTTCTTGTTATTTTTTCTCGCATTTCTTCTTCGAATTTTCTGTAGGCACGAGGAACTACTGCCTCTATCGAAAGATCAACTATTATTTGTGTTCCGTCTTTTATGCAAACATAATCTGTAAATATCTTTTTTTCTTCTATAGCGTTTTGAAGTTCGTTTTTTAAAGTTTGAGAAGCAATGGTCAATCCAGTCGTTAGGTCTCTTGCTAAAATGTACAAATCAATAATGTTGGCGGCACAACCATAGTTCCTTAAAACCGCTACAGATTTGCCAATCTGACCGTTATAAGGAGTAGAAAACAAGTCCGCAAATGTTTTGTAATCTTCGCCAGTTACAATTCTGTTTTGCATCTTTAAGTATCTCGGAAGACGATCACGAATGTCGTCTATTGTGTCTCCATCGTATCCATATTCGCCTCGTGTGTAATTTGAATATGTAATTGGTACTTGGAACTGAAATTCTTTGGCGTTAATGATAGTTTGCGTTTCTACTAAACCACTAATGATATTGCCAATTATTCCGCCACCAGATCTGTAGGTCATTTGAATTGAAGATCCGTCAGGCGGAATTAGACCAGCCTTGTTGTTTCCGAAAATAATAAAAGCATGGTATTCAGAATCGAATTCCACACGAAATTCCTTTCTTGGTTGTGAATCTGTAAAGTAATCAACTAGTTCCCAACTAGATCCATCTATGCTTACACGAATAGAATCAAAAATGACTGGATATTGTTCTAATTGATACATTTGATTTATTTGACCGTTACCTCTTGGATTGTCGTTATATGTTTTGCCTTCTAATCCTATGACGCTTGCATTTATCACAGATCCAGCTGGGATTACTATGTCTTGATCCAGCATTGGTTTGTTGTTTGCATCTGCTGGAAACAATTCATATGTTATTGATTCTCCACCACTAGCAAAAGAAATATCAAGTGGAGTTGGTATAGTTAAATCCGAAGTTAAAGGATTTTGAATTGATGCTGAAAATAAAGATCTTGCTGATATTGGTGGTTGTGGTTCGAATCCCACTAATTTTGCCAGCCTGAAAGCGTTTTCTTTTTCTGTTACCGTATCGATGAATATCTCATTTGCTATTTGATCCATTTTAAAAGAAAGGGTGTCTGCGATAAAAGCCCAATTTTCAATTAACATAATCGATATGTCAGACTCTACAAAGTCATTGAATTTATCACCAAATTTTTGTTGTATGAAATCTATCAGTCTGTTTTTCATAGACCAAAAGTCTTGATTTGTGTAATTCAAATTAAACACAACAGGTTTTACTGTTATTTCTGATTTTGCATATGGTGTTATGTCGAAAGGACAATTATTTATTGCCATGAAGCCTCCGTTAAGAATTTCTATCTGGTAAATTTAATATTAGTGATTGTACGTTTCTAATGTCGTTTGGATCAAAAAATAATATTTTGATATATAGTATTGATTCTTTTTCTGATCTGTCATCCAAACTATTAAGACTAGAATCTGTTATCTTTGATATTTCAATTTGACTTATTCTGATTCTAGGTTCGAATTGATTAATGGAATCGGCAATGATTTTTTTTGCTTCGGCCTCAGCTATAGGATCGTTTGGTTCAAAAAATAATTTTTTCAATGGTGTTCCATAAGTCGGCAACATTACTCTTTCCATTGGATTCGTTAAAAGCAAAGAAAGCATGTCTGCTTTTATTTTTCTAACTCCATATTCGGTGTGCAGAAAGCCACCGGGATCTTTTACGATTGGATATGGTGTTCCTAAGAATTTTTTTGTAGCCATTTTTATTTCCCTTCTAGGCTAGTGTTGTTTAAATCATTTGAAAGTGATTTGCTTGCATCCTTCAGACCTTTGGCATCCGTTAGGGGTGCGCCTTTGCAAAATGGAGCTATTTGTTGTAATGAAAGATTAGTAGCATTTCCAGAGGTACTAGCAAATACTCTATCACTTAATTTAACACATCCGCTATTGGGGTCGTAAACACACACAGGACCGATACAAGGACCTTTTGTACCATCTGGAATTGGACCACAATCACTACCAGCCAAAAGAAAAATATATTTTTTGGCAATAAACAAATGTGATTTCAATGTATAGTTTATGTACATGTCTTTTGTGTAAACTAATTTCATTTTAGTTATAATTTCTATTTTATCGGATGGGTTTTTTGGATCTTCTCCAATTATTTCGTATTTGTTGTCATATGTAGATATCACGTAATTACCGCCAACACGCAACATTACAAGCCCCGGACCTGATCGAACTTCTTGGAAAAGATGAAAATGCGGACCTCTTACTTTGTTGTTCTTTTGAGGAGCAGTAATTTTTATGTATTGCCTAACTGTTCTGTCTTGTCTGTTTTCGTCTTTCATTAAGATTTCAAGTCCATAACCTGATCTAATTCTTATAAATGCTTTTTTAGCTTTGCTGACTGGAACTCCACCTTCTGCACGACACGGACCACATTGCTCATTTGTTTCATCGCACATGTGGATTACATGTTTACTGGTAGATTCCATGTAAATCCCTCGTTTTTCTCCTCCCATATTTGGCAGACATCCGGGACAATTAGGCTCTGGAATGGTATGATCGTTTAATTCGATTTTGTTTCCAGTAGCAGTTAACAATCTAATGTAATTATTCTTTCCTCTTAGTTTAGATCCAGCTACTGGATCACATTTTGGTTCTTCGACATCGCTCATCTCAATGCAGTGGCCAGTTGTAGATTTCCAATATGTTCTACCAACAAATTTGTCGTTACAACCAAAGTCAAATGGTTTTGTTCCTCTTTCCCATTCTACTTTTCCTTGTGGTTCTTCTACACTATCATCCATAACAAATGTGTGTCCACTAATTGACAGTAACTGTATTCCAGTTTGAGGAAGATCACACTTGTTGTTTTGAGGTGTCTTTGGTCCAGCATAAGGACGACATTCTTCTTTCCTTTTAAAGAATGGGTTTTTACCAGTTTGACTTTTTGGATAACATGTTTCAGGATGACCAGTTCTTGGATGACCAATTAATATTGTACTATTACTTTTTTTACCTTCACATTCTGTTTTTTCTTTTGGCGGATCATCAAGATTTGGATAAACATCTTTGGTTAAAGCGTCTTTATTTAACTTAGCGTCACTTGGATTTGGATCGAAGTATTTAATGTCTTTGCCTATATCGCCACCTTCTTGACAAATAGGAGGCTCACCGGGTAAACAATCTGGGTGAACCCATTGTCCTCCATGATGCAAATGGTCGTCTTTGAAGCAAAGCCAATTGCCACAACCAGACATTATTTCTAATCTTTTCCATCTACGATTACAACGAGGATCTCCATCACTCATTTTCATCATGTGTTTGTCTGGAGTTTTAAATCCATATATGTGAGGATAAGTTAATATTTTTTGAGCGTTTACTTGATCTGTGAAATCTGTGACTGTGTCTATGTCATATCCGTTGTAGCTTTCTGTATTCCAAGGAGGAAGTACTTGCGTTTCATCATCTGGTCCAACATAATATCCTTTTCTGTGTCCGCTATGTATTTTATCGTATTCTGGAATATTAAAGCCACCAAACTTTTTTTCACCTATGCCTCTATTTCTATGCCAAGTAGTACCAATGTAGTATGCAGCTTCTCTTAATCCGCTATCAAAAATTAAACAAATTGTTGATCCAGCTGGAGGCACCCAACTCAGACCACAATCATCAAATCCACCCATCGAAGAAATTGGATTCGCCCAAGGAAGTGATTTCAATGGTGTTTTTGGATTTTGTAAACTTGGGCAATAAAATCTAACACAGTTTTGTTTCCATATGTCTACTGTGTCTACACATAAAGCGGTGTACATTCCACCTAACGCTTCGTCTATATCTGCTTTCCACGAAAGGTCTTGATTTTTTTCTCTTACGACTCCTCCGACTTCATAATCGATATTTCCAAGTCTATTCGCCAAAGCGGTAATTTTTCTTTCTAGTGCAGCATAATTATTTTTTTTCATTATTTTTTACCTTTTTTAACCGGGTACATCTCCAAGTGATACTTCCATACCTTCAACTTTCCATCCTGCACCGCCAAGAGGGGTTTGATAATTCAAATCTGCATTAGGAGAAGGAAGCATAACTTTAAATGTAGTAACATATTTCCCATCTGTGATTTGATGATCAACTCCCATAATTTGCCATGCACGGTTTGATAAAATTTCGTTAATTGGTTGTTCTGCCAACCACTTGCAGCCTCTAATTACAGCAGGATTTAAAACAACAATAGCCATGGTTTTGTTTGCAATGCCACCCTGACCATAATTGTAAGCAAACTTAGGATTTCCTTGAACTGTTAATTCTGCTTCGATGGGGCTGACTAACTCGTTTCCTCTTGTTGCTTTAGAGTGATTCGTGAGTGATACGCTTGTTTCTTCAACTTGGGCAGATTTTGGTCTCCAACCCCTTTGTACTTCATCTATAGCTGCTTTTTGTTCTCCACCAATTGTTTCATCTCTCTTCCATAGACGATTTGCTTTTTGCCTATCGTTTCTATTTGCACTTCCTGCCGGTGATGATGCACCACCAGATACTGCTCCTGTTCCGCTATTTTCAAGTATCCAATTTATTTTTGGATTAAAACTTATTACAGGACTACAATTGCCTCCGTTTACGACATATGTTCCAATGCTGTTTTTGCATTGAGCTTCGCTTGTTGGGTCTTCTTGAAAAACCATGGTTAAAGAATTTTCGTTGTCAAAATCTTGTCTGATACCTCTTTTGTTTTCTGTGTTGACTCCATTTAGCCAATTTCTAGTTGTGCTTAATTTGTTTTTTTCTTTGGTTTGCCAAGTACCCCAAGGTCCACTCTCTCCACCATCTTTATTACGAAAATTAAAATCTCCTCCTGTGCCAGCAGGACCATCTGCATCCCATTTCCTGAAAATCACGTTATCTACTGGTGGCGTGTAATTTCCTGTCCATATTTTTCTCAAGCCATTTTTTAAGTCCATTTTATTGTCGTCGTCTCCGAACTCGTTCAATCCTTGTGTTTGATTGTTGTTTCTTGTCATTAAATCGGTGCATTCCACTGATATTTTATAGACACCATTTTCGAACGAACTTTCTACTGTATTAACTAAGAAATATAATGTTCCTCCGAATTGCTTGTTACTAATTCTAGAAACCTTATTATTGCAGTCTCTTGTGACCCATCCGAACTCACATGTGGCTTTTCTCATGTCTGGCAAAGTTTGTTTTTTTGTTTTATTTAATGCCTTGAATGTTTTTTTGACCCAGTCCCATGTTTCGTTTATTATTTCCACTTTAAATCCAACTCCGTTAGACACTGATCTACCGTATTGGAATGATTTTATACAGGCGGTGCCATCTTTTGATAAGTTTCCTATGTTGCTATTTGTAATCTTCTGGCCTTCAATAGTAATTTCTACAAAAGGACCAACAACGGCATATGGCAATGGTTCTATTTGAGGAGTACATATATACTGATTTACTTTAAATGTTCTTGAATTAAATAAACATGCCATTGTATTTTACCTAAAAAAGTTTTCTGGTATTGTGATATTTAATCCAGCTTTAAAATCATAAACATCTTTTATTCCATTGAATTCCAAGATTTGCCACCAAAATTCTGAAAGTCCATACGCTTCGTAACTTAATAAATCTGGTCTATATTCATAGTTCTTACTTACAACTGTGTATCTTACATTTCCATCGTAAGGTTGTGTAGATTTTTTATATGTAGCGAATGTTGTGATTTTGTTGTCTGTGTAATATATTAATTTAGAATCAATATATCTGCTAGACGAAGTAACGAATCTTCTTGCTGGCACACTATTGTTCATTTCTATATAGTTCGGCATTTATTTTAACCTTTTAAGAAATTATAGATATATCTTCTGCGTATGGAAGTTTATCCCCACCCTTGGCGGAGTTGTCATACACGACTTCAAAACTTAAATCCATATCGACCTTATAAGGTATGCTTACATTTTTACCACTATCGTTATACCAAGGTACATCGGTTGGATATTTAAGAGAGTAAGTTTTTAAAATACAACATAATTCTTTTTTATCGTCTAGTATGTTTCCTAATTTTAGTTTAGCCAAATTTGGAGGTGTATATGGCTTTATTTCGCTGCTTGGATACACCAAACTTTGTAAAATTCTTATTTCTCTTAGTATTTGATCAATTCTGTCTCTTGTGTCTACTATCCAATGGTGATTCCATTGGATTACTCTGTTTTCGCTAAACGAATAATTTTTAAATGGAGTGCTTCTTCCGATAGCGTTTTCGTCTGCGTATGAAGCTCCTTTTGAGTCAGACACATCAGGAAGTATGTACGCAATTATCTTTGTTGATTTTACTTGAATGTATATATCATCTATATTTAGAAGTTTTCCGCCTCTTGCTGTTGCTTTCATTTATTTTGAACCTCCATCACCAGTGTTTCTCATTCCGACTCCAGCGCCTCTATGGAACTGTCCTGTTCCCCACTTATAAAGATTTATTGGTTTTCTATTTATTTTTCTAGATGCTGTGTCTGAGTCTTCAAGATCAGAATCCCCAGAAGGATTCGAAGTAGATTTTTCTTGTTCCATTTTATCGTTAATTTTTTGAAGTAACTCGACCATTTTTTGTTGTTCTTTTAATTGTAGATTAGCTACATTGTTTATTTCATCCATAGAGTACGAAGGTTTGACATTTACTTCCGAAGTAGCTTTTTCTCTTCTTATTTCGTTTGCTACATCGACTCCAGAGCTAGAAGTTATAATGTTTTGTTTCATTTCATCGGCTGACATTCCATCGCCTCGGAATTTCGAACTCAAACTTTCATCTATTGAATATGGCTTTGTTGCCATAGGTCGATTCTTCAATTGATCCTCATCCCTAAATGAATTGCGAGGTTCTGAATTTATCGATTTCTGAAAGTCTCTAAATGAATTGCGAGGTTCTGAGTTTATCGATCTTTGATCAGTAAATAAATTGCGAGGTTCTGAATTTATCGATTTCTGATCAGTAAATAAATTGCGAGGTTCTGAGT